CCTAAGAAGCGGGCATTGGGATTGTGTGTATTTGCTTAACTCAGGAAGGTAGTTAACCTATGTTGATATATCTGAGGAACCGGAACCTCAGTTTACGACGGAACCCCATTCATGGGCTAAATGAAGGAGTTATCTAAATCTCTTTAAATATTTAGACACCTTGGCATATGTGTAACTATAAGCCACCCCCCCGTTTCCGCACCACTCAGCAGGAAGTAAAATAAGTTTGAGTCGTATCTATACGAGAAATAGTAAATGTTAGTCATTGACTATTGGATAATGCCCAACCATCTTCAAGATATGGATAAATCTGAGACTGTAAAGTCTTTAAACTAAGACCTTGACATGTTCAACTGTCACCCTACGACCACAGGGTTATTGGATAGGGCGTTAATCATTCCCCTATGTTCCTCTTTTGGAATTAAGAATAAATGAAGAACCCGGGTATAAACGGATTATTATATAAACCCTCACACGCGTATTATTGTTTGTCTTGGCTGGTAACCTTGCTTACATCCGTTGTGTACAGTGATTTGGTTTGGTACACCAATGATCTATAGAAATTTTAAGTACTTGTAAAGTAACTATACTCAAATAGTAGAACCTTTTTGGTAATTTCAGTTCTTTAAAATAAGAAAGTTATCGGAGTGTAAGTATCACTTTAAAACTACAGACCACTGCAAATATGGTACTAGAGGTGTCAGTCAAATCGACCTCTGTACTACCCTCCCACGGTTTGTGGGAATCCTTGACTCGGATTTAAATTGTCTAGTTTCCATAACGAACATATGGCGTCCCTTTGGGGGTTTCTCCGACATTGCAAACCTTCAATGACAGGTACATAAAGTTAAACATATGACCTGCCACGGTATTCCTGATGTTTCATTGGGGTCCACTGGTCTCACCAACCAGGAATTCCCGGCTTCGGCCAACCTTGGCACCAAAGCACCACGTGCTGCCACAAACCAGAAGCCTATCAAGTCCGCCGGACTTGCAAAGGCTATCCGCGACTCCGCTACTGAGTACTTCACTCATGATGCAGAAAACGCGAAGAAAACACTTGAACTCGCCAAGCATCAGCGGGCAACTCCACTAAAGGGTGGAGGCGCTATTGCTAAGGCTCGAGAAGAAGTGCATACAACAGGTACTTCCCACATGAAAGTTCGCTTGAGAAAGCATGCTCGATGGGAAAATGCCAAGAAAACGTCGGGGCCAGGCGTTCGTGCAGAAAAATTGGCCCGTAGGGACAAGTCCATACCAAATGAACTCAAACATGAGGGATGGTTGGATTTCACACTCAAACATGTCGTGGCCGTCGACGAGAAAGCATTCACAGATGCTGTCGGCGGCATCATTGACACCGTCCGGAGTAAGATCAACAACACGAAGAGTCTCTTTGAGACTATTGTTGGCATTGACGGCGCTACCTTCATGCGCTATCTGGTTGCCACTGCTTGCGCAGTTGCCACCGGTGTCTTTGCTTACCAGAGTGTTGCTTGTGCTTCATGGATTCCCGCTGTTTTGGCTGGCATCGCAGCTGTCTGTGGTGTTTACGCCATGCGGGAAGAGATCTTCGATTACGCAACAACAGTCCTTAAGGAACACGTGATCAAGAACTACGGTCCAGAGTATGAGATCCCCGAGTACTCAACAGAAGTGGTGGATCGCGCTGTTGCCAAATTTTTGGCAGGAGAGCGCATCACTGATGAGGACATGGTGGACAATGGAGTCAAGCCTGAATCGGGCAATTGGCTCCACATGACCGGCCTCACCATTCTTGCAGATGTTATCCAAGCTCTGCTTGTTGGTGGTGTTGGCTTCGCAGTCATGGGACGGAAGGAGAAATTCGTTGAGAGTCTCTCCAAGGTACCCCGGATCACATCCGGGATTTCGGCTCTTATTGAGCTGATCATGAAGTGGGTCTCAGAGATCATCGATCGAGCTTTTGGCTCGAACCTGAAGGCCTTCTTTAATGGTAACCAAGACCTTGAAGCTTGGGCCAGGGAAGTCATGGAGACATCCGAACAGCATGATTTAGGCAAGCTTGAGCTTTGCCCAGGGTCAGCTGCTCGTGTACAGAGGCTAGTCCAGATTGGACGAGAATTAGCCGTCAACAAGTCTCTAACGACCACACTTGGCATCCAGATGCACAGGGCTGCCACCAAAGAGCTAGACAAGCTCCACCTTATCCACAACAAAGCGGGTATCGGCAAAGAATCTAAGCCGGAACCCCTTGGAATCCTCATTATGGGAGAGTCTGGTGTTGGTAAATCCTTCACTACGCAGAGACTCATGAAGTACACAGGCATCCGCCTGATGAACAAACCCAGACGCGAAGCGTTCATGGAGGATTTCAACAGTGAGGTGTGGGCTTGCTGCAATGAGGAGGAGCACGCCAATGGCTACAAGGGCCAGTTCTTCTGCGTCATCGATGACCTGGGCCAGCACAAGGTGGCACCAGGAGCCAAGACAGACGCCCTCTCAGTGATTCGTTTTATCAACTCCAACCCCCAGAAGCTAAACATGGCTGCATTACACGAAAAGGGAAATGTGTCTTTCACATCGGAGATGATATTTGCGTCCACCAACCTCTACTCCTTTTGGGATCAGAACATTGTTCAACCTGAGGCGTTTTTGAGGCGTTGGTCTGAGATTGTCATCATGGCACCCAAGAAGGAGTGGTGCACTGAGAAGACAAGAGAGGGTCCAGTCAAAGGCAGGAGGCTTGATTACTCCCTGCTAGAAGGCGGGTTCAACAGAGATGTCGCCGAGTTCCACTTGCAGGAGATCGTGGACGTCGAGCAGCAGACCTACAAGACAAGGGCCATTATGGATTTGGATGCATTTGAGGACCACGTTGTGCAGCTTTACATGAAGAAGAAGGAGGCGCACTTGAAGCTGATTGATTCCATCCAGAGGGAGGCAGAAGCCAAACTCGCCCTTGTCGAAAAAGAGGAAGAAGCCGCCCTCCAGTACCAATGTGGCTTTGAAACCGCTGAGCAGATGGACGCAGCCGGTCTGCCACGACGAACATGGGCCGAGTGGGCTTCACAGTCCGCTAGGTCTTTGCAGAAGACCTTCGCTGCTTGCGTGTTCAAACCCGTCATGAGGCGGGTCGTCACCCTCAGAGGTATGCTTGCAGTCTTCCAGAAAGAGGTGATTGCCCAGTACGCGAAAGTGTGTGCTATGTCTACAAAGGAGAAAGTTCTACTTGTCTCTTTGTTTGTGATCTTGACGGTCGCATTCATCACATGCATAGTCCCCATGATCCGCCAGAACAAGCAACCTGAAGAGGAGGACACTCAAGCGCTCCTGAAGCGTTCCGAAGAGGTGCCAGACCTAGATGCGTTCATTCAGTTGGTTCAAACCGACAACAAGAATCGCCTCAAAAAGGTCGGCGTCAAAGTGGACGTCAGTGAAGCTGGAAAGGAGAAACACAAGCAGTTTCTCATCAAGGAGGGCCTCAAGAACACAGAGCGGAAGCTTGTCTACACGCTCCTCCACACGGGCAAGAAACGTGTCATCACACATGTGCTGGATCAGAAATACCAGTCCATGCTCTTTGCCCAACCATCGGCTTACTCCCAGTTTGCAACCAACTACGTTAGTGGCCTCTTCAGGCGTAACGTTTACCACATGTACACTGGGACCCGTACAGTCGACGAACCTTCGGGGGGCAAGGTCACAATTGTGAAAGATGCCCTCATGCTCATAAACAAGCATTTCATTTACGAGATCAAGGCTGCTGCCCTCAATGACAAGACCGGTGCCCAGTGCATCCGGTTCGTCCCACACGCGCAGCCCACAAAAGAGATCTTGATACCGTACACCCACTTTGTGGATCCGGCAAACGTATCTGGAATGGACTCAACAGAGGATGCAGTTCTTGTTGACTGCCAAGCCTACATGTCACCACACAGAGACATCACGTCCAAGTTTGTGAGCAACCTTGACAGCGAGGCCATGAGAGATCATGAGTTTACCGTGTACGTCCCACCATCACCAAGCCACATGAAACAACATGATGTGCTAGGCCATTACGCAGATACAGTACCTGTTGGCAAGAACCGCCACAAGGGAATGTTCTGGTACCAGGCCCCAACAGTGGATGGAGACTGCGGTGGACTCGTCCTCGAGAGCCGAGATCGAGACTCATGCGCACGCATCGTTGGAATACACGCAGCTGGTGAGAACCGTAATAGTTCTTCCAAGCTTGCCTTCGCCCAACGCGTGAGCAGAGAGTATCTGCATGAGCTTGCCTCAAAGTGGCCCCGCACGGTCGCTACACGTCCAATGGATGACGGTGTTGATTACGAAGCCAGCACCTTCATGTCACTGGACGTTGTGAGGAAGGACACCAAGCACAACATTCTGAATGTTGACTGCTCCCTCGTCCCGAGCTTCATGCACGGATGGAGGGGTGA